CCTTTCAAGTCTACCCCTGTATTATCCGGGTCACCATATGGGATAACTTCCATTTTAATTTCCTTTGCATATCCCCATTTCACTCTGTTGGCAAAATCTCCGACAATTGCTTTGTCCACATCTCCTACTGCTACGGTTTTATTGACCTCCAATGCATTGGATCCGAGATTTGATGGTTTACCACCAAAAGCAAATTCCGGATATAATTTTTCGCTATTGCTTTTTGTCATGGAAGCTAAATCAGTACGCACTGCAGGTGCAATCACCATTCCTGTCACTTCACCATCAGAACCTTCCACAAGTGCAATAGCTGCTTCAAGGTTCTTATCCGGTGCATCCGCATCATAAGTAACTGTCTGAGTTACCTTCGCATCAAAATGGTTATCTCCTACCACTGTTGAAGGCTGTCCGGTACGAGGATTTACCCCATGAAAAGCCGCTAAATCCATACCGCTTGCCATTTTTTTAGCGAAACCTTCATTGAAATTTTTCAAAACTTCAATCTGCTCTTCTTCCGTTGCTGTTAAGAACTCTTCCGATACCCTTGCACCATACTCTACTTTAATCGGAATTATGGTAATAGGTTCAAAAGTTGCTCCACCGTGAGAATATTTCCCATTTTCTGCCACAATATCAATTTCAGAATCTAAAGAAAATACAAATTCCTTGCTACCGTTGAAAGGAATCGGTTCCTGACGGGATAATACCGCCAAAGATGATTTCCCTTTTACCTTATTGATTACATCTGTTACTAATTGGGGATCAAATAATGTTCCTTTTGATAATACTCCTGCCATTTTCTTACTCTCCTTTTAATCCTTTTAATACATTTTTATATGCTGCTTCATCCGCTTTCCCTACTCCATTTTCCGTAGATGCCAATGGTGCAACATTGCTACTGCCTACCAGAGTTTTTAAAGTTTCTGCACTTTTTCTGATAGTTTCTTCATCTTCACCCTTTAAAAAGGCTACTGCATCATAAGATAATCCAACTTCATGGGCTACTCTCGTTTTTACCGAGTCGGTCTCGTACCCTTTGATTTTGGCATCTTTTTTCGCTGCTTCCTCCGGTGATAAATATCCGGCATATTTCTTAGTTACATCTTCCGGTGATAAGTATCCCTCATACTTTTTCGCCACATCTTCCGGTGACAAGTATCCTTCATACTTTTTCACATCTTCCGGTGATAAATATCCGGCGTATTCTTTTTTCACTGTTTCTCTTTCTCTTTTCAGTCTTTCTCCCAGAACAGCATCTAACTGTTCCTGTGTTTCAATTACTTTAAACTCTCCCATTTTTGTCTCCTTTCCCACTTAACCCGGTGGTATCGGTAAATTTATCCACTAAAAAAGACACCTTTCGGTGCCTTAATAGCTTACTTTTTGTTTTTTTCTTTCCTTACTTGTACTACATACCCAGTAGGCTAATGCCAGACTGTCCAAAATTGCAATCTCAATATCCTCCTGCATAGCTTTATATCCAAAACCTCCATTAGCTCCAATGGCTCTCTTCTCGCAATTTCCAACTACCTGTTCTACAGAAGGTTGACCGCTATGGACAATATTTGCCTGAAAAATTCCCTGTTCAAAGGTGGAATTTGCCACAATAATTTCTTTTACCGTAGGAAGTAACGGTGTTTTTAATTTTGCCTCTTTCATTTCAGTTGCTAAAATCTGCTGTCCATTGGCACCATCTACCACTATTTTTTCAATGGCTGCATTTCTTAAAAAGTCAATTATCCAATAATTTCCGGCTCTGACTTCCCGACAGTCAATAGTTTCTACAAAAATCTTTTTATCTTTGGTTTTGACCGCTATGGACAATGCTACATTCCCACCTTCATGACTATATTTGATACCTGCAAATAATGCTCCGGATAACTCCGGCAATTTCTCTGCCTTTAATTCCTGCCATTCCACTTTGCTGATAGCAGATTTCTGATTATACTTAATCCACAATCCCAGTCTCTGAATATTGAAATCTACATCATCTGTTCCAATTTCATCTGTAACAGACCTTTCTGTAAAAATCGTTCCCAGTGATGGATTGGTTTCATACCACAATTCTTTATCTCTTGGATTAGAATGTTTTTCCACTGACCATTCCGCCCAACCTGCATTTACCGTTCCTCCTGATAAAATAGAAACTCTTAATTTAGTAAATACGGTACCGGAGCTTACCGGTGTAGGTGGTGTTCCACAAAAGATTGTTTGTGGATTTTTAGAGTCTGTTACCACATATTTCAGTGCTGACTCCTGATCGTCAGTATATTCTTGTGCTTCATCAATAACCAGCAAATCGAAACCTTCTCCCAGACCACCTTTGGAGGAACGGGTTCTAAAATCACAACTGCCTCCTCCTTCATCCAGGATTACAATTCTTTCAAGACCAAATTGTTTGGAGTAGGTGTATGCTTTCTTATATTCCTCTCCAGCTTTTGGTCTTGCGATTTCGCAATATCCCATTCCATTCAGAATAGCTGACAATCGTTTGGATGCAGCACTACTGGTTGTAGTTCTGTGGGCTGTATGAAGTATTCTTTCCCCCTTTAAAAGTCCAAACACCTCCCGGATTGCTGCAATCTCATTCTTTCCATTTCTTCGTGGCACGGAATAACCGAATTTGGTATGTACCCAAAGTCCTTCTTCATTCACAGCCAAAATATCACTTAATAAAAGTTCCTGCCACTGCTGTGCAGTTCTTCCGGAATTATTATAATAATCGATTGCTTCCTGCCCTTTTGTTACATAGTAAGGTAATACAACGGATTGTGTGGGAGTCTGGCGACCAATTCGCGGTTCTGCCATACTGCTCCTCACTTTCTGCTTTTATACTTGAAATAAACTAATAATCGCTGCCGCTTCCGGTATGGTATGTATCAGCTTATTCATAACACTGTCATTACGCAGATAGTCAATTCCCACAGGTGTAATTCTTATCTTACTGCTATCTGCCATAATAATATCTTCTCCCCATGCTCGTACAAAGACCACTTTTTCTATATATCCCTGCTCCTGCATCTTCTCCAAAACATATAAAAAGTATTCTTCATGTATGGGGAAATCTTTTGTCAATGGAAGTAAATATTCTTCCGGCTTTATTTTTGTTTTTCCTTTTAAACGCTTGTAAAGATATACTAATATTTTGCATACCAGCACATAGTATTCATCTTTTGCCATATAAGCCTCCTGATTTTTTGTACAAAAAAATCACCGCACTAAATATAACGGTGACTTCTTATTGTTCTAAACCTAATTTTTTACCAAACCAATTATAAAATGTTTCATATGCTTCCTTTGCTTCTTTCGGTGCACCTTCCTTTAAATGTACTCCATCTAAATAAGGTGTATATATCCTCTCCAATTTTTTCATTTCTTCCGGAATAATGATATACATAATATTATCTCCCTCTTTTTAAGCACTTCAATGTATAGTATTCGGCCTCCACTTCATCATATCTTTCCCAAACAAACGCCTTAGCAGCATATGATGATATTTCATTAACATTATACTCATTTATCCCTAAAGAAACAATATTTTTTTTACATTTTTCTACTAGCCAAGGCATATATTCTACATTCCTGTTAGCTTCTGTAATCGTTCCTTTGTAACCTTGTGCTTGCATCCAATGCCATGTTTCATGATACTCCGTACTCCCTATTGCTACATTTTTATCCATTGCAAAAAACACACTCAACATTTTTGCATCTCCTGTATCCGGAGCAATGTATATTACATTTTGTACACAATCATATTTTCCAAGTGCACCATTTAAATTTTTCATAGCAACAACTGCTATTATTGGTTTTCTACTTTTATCTCCTCTATAAAAATCTATTGCTTCATCAATATTTTTAGTTATGGTATGTAATGCTTTAGGTTTAATCTTTACCCCTTCTTCAACATATACTTTTGAATATCCATCTATCTCTATTAGATTTATAATCCCCATCTTTCTATCCGTCAAACTTAATTTTCCACTTCCTTTGACTGGTAAATAATGCTGTTCCTTTCTTTTCTCTAACCTTATGTTACTGCCATCTTCCTTCCGCCACTGCTTTGTATGTACATTCTGAACTTTTCCATCTCCCGGGACATAATCCACCGTACATCTGCACCTCTGATGTCTTCTGTAAACATCCTGCGGTACATCCGGATAGAAATATTTACCTGTTACCGCCTTACACCATTCGCAACAGTTGCCTGCCATTTTACGAACAATCTTAGGCTTCATTCCTGCCTTTCCGTGAAATTCAGCATTTACTTTGATAGCATCATCCACAATACTCTGACTGAAATTGACTACCGGTTCTCCCAATATCCATTTTACATCATCAAATATATCTTCACTGGAAATACGGTTTAGAATTCCGTCAATACGGTCTTGATTTAATTCCGGTATGATTGGCTTTATTCCAATTCCTGCCTCACTGTTTAAAGACCTTTGTACCTCTTTCGTAACTTCCGTAATCAAATGATAATTATTTTCCATCGTAGGACGGATAACTCTCTTAGCAATGTTGTAATACATCTTCCCATCCGGAAGAACTTCAGAACTAAGGTTGTTACCATATGCATTTGCAAGGATATGCCCTACCTCAACAGAGAACTCATTAGCTTCTTTGTAAGTAGCGGTACCATCTCTTACTTTTGCATATAACTTGGAAATGATTTCACTCTTATCAAACATAGTCTGAAAATCTTTTTGTATTTTTTCTAATAACTTTGGTGCAATATCTTCCATTATACCTCCTGATTCGGCTGTACTACTGTTACCGGTTCCATCTTACTTGGTTCAATTCCTGTAATGTTTCTCAGATTATCCTTATTAAAGTATCCGGGCACTGCCTGATTAATCTTAATTGCCCCGTCTCCTATACTGGATAACATTGAGGCATCCGGTTCAAAAATCGGCTCCCAAACAGGCTTTGTAAGATAAAGTTGTCTTCTCTGATAAGCAAAATCATCTCTTACGCAGGCTGCTAGATAGCCGACATTTAAAAAACCGCTTCCGAAGGTTCTTTGTGCCTTCTTAGCGGTTAATCGTAAGGTTTCATGTGATGCTTTTATTGCCTCCTGGCTGGATGGATTGTCAGAAACAAATCCCAGATCATCCAAAGTCAAACCGGTTTCTCCTGCAAACAGTGCCGCGAATGTCCGAAGCTGTTCTGTATACGGTGACATAGACTGCTGTGTAAATTGTCCTAACTTAGGACTATCTCCCTCGTCATCCTTTGTAAATGACAGCAGACTGGACATAGATGCTCTCCATTTATCTGCAATTTCTGCATCTTCACTTAAACCAGTAATGTATTTTTGTGGGAAACTATAAAATTCTGCTGAAACTTCAGAACGCTTCACAGTCCTTATGGCTGCATCCACCAGACTCATACATGCTCTGCTGATTCTGGAATGTCCAAATACTCTTCTGGCATCCGGTTTATAGATTATTGGTACCAACAAAGGATAAGGCGCACTGTTTTTTACTACCTGATGATTTCGGACACCTTTTCTGATAAAAGTTGTTTGTCCTTTCTGAAAATATGCTTCTAATATCGCATTCTCGTTATCATCTTTTTCCAGAACTGCATATCCTTCTGTTAATAATCCTGTAATCGGGTCTAATATTCCGGTTGCATTTGCTCCATCAATTACCTGCAGTCTGGGAAATCCGCTTTCATCTGCTGAAATATAAATAAAACAACAGGAAGAAATCAATGCCGATAATACAGCACTGTCATAAAAAATATCAGGATTATTCATTTGAAAAATTTCTGATAAATCAAAATTATCATCTTCAAATTCCCGGAAAATTAATCTATCCGCAACACTGTCCACTGCTTTTCCGCACCAGCCAAGCATGGAATGTAATCCTTTTATTTCTGCCGGAACTGCGATATTCAAGTCTCTTACCACATTCTTCATTTCATAATACTTATATCTTTTTAATACCCGTTCTCTCTTCTGATTTAACTTTTTTCTCAGATATACTATCCCTTTGTAATTGCTCATTTCAGGCTCCTTATTTTCTCACTACAATTTTATTTTTTGGAACCGAAGCTCCCAATGCTTTCAGCATTGTATTATTTTTCATATTGTCTCGAATTGCATCATACGAATCACACCAAACTGTCGCCCCTGCTCTATGTGGTCCTGTCCAATTGCTTACGTTATATCCTTCACCTGCAATTTGTGCCACATTATTTGCTACTGAAATACATTTTTCTTTTATTTGCTCATTTTTAAAGAGTTCCAACAGCCCTTTATAATTGATTTCTACCTTCACATTAGCCATAATTTCATTCCTCATTTTTTCTCAGCGAGATATTTGTGCAGTGATGGCGTGAACCTCATTCACACCCATCCAGGGGGTGGTATGCCCCCTGTTTACTTTGGTTTATAATTCTTCCAATCCATAGATTGTGGCAGCACCCTGTTACTGATAATTTCACTTTTTTCATCAAAAATCTTCACTTCTATCAGCTTGTCTGACTTCTGTCGATTACAGGTCCAGTGGGCTAATTGCAGATTGTCAATATCACTGGGATGCCCCCCTCTTGCAATTGGAATAATATGGTCAATACAAGGCGATAATGGACTGGGATATTTCTGTGCAAAATCAACCGGCTTTCCACATATCCCACAAATCTTTTGTGTCGCCATTATTTTCTTTTTATTCTTTTCAAATGCACCCCGGTGGGTACCATATCTTTCTGCTCCGGTATTCATGACTGCTGCCTTTCTGAATATAAAAAGAGCCAAGGTTTTTGTTCCCTGACTCTTTTTGATGATACCATAATAGCACATTTGACATGAAAAATCCGTCCATCTTTTATAAATTTTCAGTTTCTGCTACAAATTTTTCCATAAATTCCGTAAGGACTGCTGCCGCACTGGTATTTCTTTTCGCACAGGCTTCGGCAAAGTCTTCCGTTAATTCTTTTTTAAGTTTATATGACTTACTAATCAATCCTACTTTCTTGGCATACTTCTCTGTTGCTATTGTTTGTTTTGATGGCTTACCTATTGGCATAATTACTTTTCATCCTTTCTGACAATACATAATAAGTTTAATACATTACTCAATATACTTGTTAATAAAGCTACTCCTATAAATACATCCATACCATTCTTAACAGCCATATAACACAAGCAAAAGAAAGTTGCCAAACTCGTAATAAAAATTATTTTTTTCATAGACATATATTTACAGATGGTTTAAAATAGCGGTGAGTAGTGGGATTTACCCACCGCCAAGCACTTATTTGAAAAATGTTTCATATAGCATGCAGATTGTTGCGACCAATCCATTGATGATGCTTACTATGATTGCTACTTTTTCAAGTTTGTGCTTTTTCTTTTTCTTAGCCATCTTCTTCTCACCTCCTACATATAATATATTATATGGTGCACCATATGTCAATGCTTATTTGTATATATAATAAAAAAGCCTGCATTTTTACAGACTTTCTTATCACATTCCTAATTGATTTCCCCTAAAAATCTTCCCACCTGACAAATGATTTTAAACACAATCCTTCTCATTTGTGTTTCACTGTAACTTACTGTTTTCATGTTAAGATATGGAACATTCCTCCTTCTGTCCGTCCAGAACCTCTCACGCATGACTTTCTTCTCTTCTTCCTTTAATCCACTATACACCGTTTCAACTGCATATATTTCCCGTTTCAGCCTATCCATATAAGCACTGGTCATTTTAAGAGCCTTGGCTTCTGTTACAGACTGGGGTTTATTATCAGAGCTGCTGCCACAGTATTCTTCTCCGGTACTGCTAGCCATGATAACATCCGATACATATTCTTCATATTCTCTCTTCTTGTCCGGGTATCTTCGGATAATCAGCTCTATAATTCTCCATGACTCTTTTTCTATCACTTTAGTGACCTCCTAATTTCACAATCTTACATTCCGGATCCAGTAACCAGTTCAGGCTTACATTGGCTCTCCTTTCCGTTACTTTACAATCCCGCCACATAATTTTGTATAACTTATTTTCAGATATGTAATAATAATCTTCTTTGTTCTTCTGGTTATCAAATTGAAATCTTTCGTTCTTTTTAACTCCTAACTTCATACGAAGCAGGAATAAAATTATTCTTGTCATTGTTTTCCCTCCTATCTCGGTACCAGTACCTGTGTCACATCCTGATACCGCTTTCCGTATATCACTATTTTTTCAATCTTCACTCTATTATCCGCAAATACCGTATTCTCATCTATCAGATTATTCTCCACTGCATAAAATCTTCCACTTGATAACAATCCACTCTTCTTTAATGTTTTCCTGATTGTATCGCGGCACACTCCCGTTTCTTCCTCAATATCTTCAAAGTTCCGTCCTGAATTATACATTTCTATAATCTTTTCTCTTATTGCATTCCAGTCCCTCTTTTTCAATCCCATTTCTGAGATATAACCTCGCACGGTACTCAAAGATAAATTCATTTCTTTTGCAATGTCCTCTTCCTTTATCTTTTTTAAATACCTCTCGCGGACACGTTCTAGGCGTTCCTTTCTTGCTTTTGTTCTACTCATAAAACATCCTTTCTACTTATTTTTATCAAACTATTTACATATAAATCCATGGAATGACAAAGTTTAATACAGTTTCCATGTAAAGCATGATTTTTCCACGCATTATACTTTTCATAAAATTTCTTTTCTGTCATTTTTCCGGATTGTACAGCTCTAACCCATCTGGTCACTTTCTTTTTGATTTTCCGTTTATTTTCACCTTTCAATTTCCTTATATATTTCCCATTCTCTGTTACATAATGGTGAAACCCTAGAAAACCTATTCCGCATCTAAACGGTACTATCTGAGTTTTTCCATTAAGGCAAAGTCCAAGACTGCTTACCATTTCCTGTATCCGCACCAAACATTCTTTTAAATATTCTTTATCATGGTGTATCAGGTAAAAATCATCCATGTATCTCCCATAAAGACTTATTCCCAATTCACCTATAATCATATGGTCCATGCCATTAAGCATTAACAATGCATAAACCTGTGCCACCTGATTTCCTAACGGAAGTCCCAATCCTTCTGTGCTGTCTATAAATAAATGGTTCAGCCATTTCGTGTAATTATCCATAAAGTGATAATCCACAATATCTTTTAATATTTCATGGTCTATCTGGTAAAAGAACTTTGTAATATCACATTTCAGTATCCAACCTTCAAGACCATGCATTTCATAAAAACTTAGCATCTGTTCTTTCAGACTATTCAGTCCATAAAGGGTTCCTTTCCCTTTTTGTCCGGCATAATTTGTCTTTACAAATTCCTTTGCCAGCCTCGGATGCAGAATCTCATCACACAAACAATGCTGCACCACTTTATCCTTAAAAGAACACGATTTAATGATTCTTTCCTTTGGTTCATATATCTTGAACTCGTTGTATGGATTCATCCTATAAGTTTGATTTTCAAGCTGTTCTTTTAACAGATGTACTCCTTCCAGACTCATGTTCTGAAATTTAGCACAGCTATTATTACATCCCTTGCCAGACTTTGCACGTCTGTATGCCTTGTAAAGATTTTCAAAACTGCATATTATTTCTTTATCCATAAAAATACCTTTGTATTTACCACCTAGTGGAAGGATATCTGATTTTTTGTATCTTTTTCTGATTTCGGCTTGTTGCCTACTCTTCCGGTCTGTATGATACAGAATAGGGCGAACACCGTTGTTGTTATTGTAGTTATTGTTGTTGATATTGCCGGACGGGCAAACAACGGTTTATGCATCAGATATCCTGTAATAATTATCTCTTTTTATCTTTGCTTCTCCAAGCAATCGCCATATGCTTAATATCTGTTACCATCTTAGACCAGTATCCCATGCTTTTATCATTAATGATATTGAGCTTATAGGATAGTTCTATGTAAAACAGAAGTTCATCACAGTGAGCGATTGCCTTGGTCTGTAATTCTGAACGTTCCCTTGCATACTCCCTCAAATCAGTCCGATTAGCTTCATGCAGATGTTCATAAATTTCAAGTGACTTATTCTGCATCTTGTCCACTAATGAGAATCTGTATTTCTTCGGGTACCGGTTACAGTTGGATGTGACACGCAAGGTATGTTCTGCCAGTTCCTTTGCTTTTAAGATTACTTTTAAATCTGTTTCTGCCATTTAACCTTCCTCTGATTCAAAGATTGCAGATGAAAAGATACAAACAGGGCGAACACCGCCGTTGATATTGAAGTTATTGCCGCTGATATCGCCGGACGGGCAAACAACGAGGATCCACGACTCATTTCCATTACATTTTGTAGTATCCGGTGTAAGAGTCCACCAGTAATATTCTTCATTTGGAAGCAATGCTCTATACTGTCTGTATTCATCCAGACTGACAATGGACACCTTATCTTCACAAGTTCCATATTCTGTCTGACCATCTAGGGACAACAAACTTCTTTCAAAAGAAATAATGTTATCTTCCCCTATTACTTCCTCTAATTTCTCGTAAAACTCTCCGTTCAAATATTCCCGAATACTGCTTTCTTTCCAATCATTGTTATTTCCAAACTTTTTATTTTCCGGAAGTTTTTCTGCAATACATTTATACCCCTGCTCTGCAATGTCTAAGATTTTCCATTTAAGTCCAATAAGTTCAAATGTATCTCCTACTGCTAAATCTTTTTTTAATTTCAAATTCTTTGCCTGCATTTTCTTTATGATTTTTTCAAGTTCTTCCACTCTCTGTTCCAGATTTTTAGCCATTATTTCTCTCCTCCTTTAGATACAAAGATATTAGATTTTAAGATACAAACAGGGCGAACACCGAAGCCGTAATTGTAGTAATTGTATTTGATACCGCCGGACGGGCAAACAACGGCGAGCGAGTACTCCCATCCGCGTTCCTTAGTGCTCCACGGTGTACATGTCCACCACCAGTCACCAATATTTTTATCAGCAATCAAATCGTTATATTTACGTGCTTCATCAAAAGTAATCAATCTAACTTTACATTTGCAATTATTAATTTCTTTCTGCATATCCACGGAAGTAAGTTCCACTTCATGTTCCACAAGATTTTCACTTCCTACTGCCGCTTCGATTACCGGTTGAATTTCACTTTCAATAAACTTCCTGATAGCGGATGTATTGTAATCTCTGGTATCTTCATCAAATTTCTTACCCTTTGCCATAAACTCTTTTGAAATAACTGCGGTCTGTCCTTCCATCTGTTCCAGTACAATAAAATCATGTTCCCCGACTTTAAAAACTTCTTCTGGTTCCAATGTAGAAAGCTGGTACTGCTCAATATTCTTTTTTGCTGCATTTTCCTCATTCAAAACCTTTAATAATTCTTTCGCTAACTCTAATGCTTTACTCATCTTCTCTCATCCTCCTACTACTTTCTCTTTTTATCCACGACTGCTGCCACTTATACCTTCCATACCTGACTGGCTATCATATCCGCCTGATGTACCCATAGGATGTTTGGATAATTCTTTATGGCATTTCCCAGTGTTCTCCACTTTTCCTGTCCTTCATAGGCTCCCATATGATACCGGATGCACATGATTTCTTCGTCTGTCAGATCCGGGAACAATTGCAGTGCCATAATAACTGACTTTTCTCCATGGCCACTTAAAAGCATTTCTCTATTCCCAACATATGCCCCGTCTTTCAAAACATAATCATCTGCCTTGCATAAATCATGTAAGAATGCCACCACCATGGGACTTCTTTCATTTTTCCACTCCAGATACAGTTTTTCCGTGTATTCCTTTAACTGCAAATAAATCAGTTTACTATGATGATAAAGGTCTCCCGACTGTGTTCCGTGATGTGTTAAAGATGCCGGTACCATGAAATATCCCATTTCTATCAGCTTCCCTGCTTGTTTTTCTGTAAATACTCCCTTGGTAATTTGCTTAAATTCATTTATTCTTTGTTCTTCGGTTATTTTTAATTCAAAGTAATTCATTTTTTCTCCTTCTGCAAATTCTTCAAAAACTCAATCATACAGCTTTTATTTGTCAGACAATCCTTGAAATGCTTTCCTTCCGTCATGATGTAATATTCCTCAGCTCCCCAGCCATCTTTATACCTGTCTTCCCATTTCCCTCGAATATTAATATCAAAGCATTTGTGAAAATATGCTTTCACTACAAAAGCGGCGCCGTTTTCAAACTCATACCGGTAATATTTCTCACCAGTTAATGGCTGCTCCATCCATACCGGCCAGTTTTCATAATCTGCAATAAATTCCTGTCTCTGGTCATTATTTTTCAAAATCGGAAGTTCCGGCTGTTCTACCGGTTCTGTTTTCTGTTCCATCTCTTCCAGTTCACAGACCATATTTGCAAGAGCTCCTACAATGATTTTCTGTCTTTTTACAGTAAATACTGGTAAATCATCAATTTTCAGATATTCCGCCAACAGCTCATTTTCTTTTTCCAAAACCTTCTTTATCTGCATCAGTTCACTTTCCTCTACTGCTGCCATTGTGGTTTCTTCCGGTTCTGTTACTTCCTTTGTATCTGTTTTTACATACACAGACCTTCCACATCGGTATCCACAATCTGATACCTGACATTTTTTACAACAAGGAACAGGTTCCTTACTTCCGGCAGTATACTCAGCCCTCTCATAATTGACAAACTGACATACCTCTGCAAATTCCTCTTTCAACAATTCCAGAACATTCATAGTTGTACAAGAAAACGGACTTCCTAATGTTGCTTCCCTGCAGTATCGCTTTTCCTGCCGCATGTCACATTCCTGGGCACAACTGAAACAATTATACTTATGCCCACAACCTACAGTAGAAATACTGCTGCCTTCCGGATATACTGTTTTAGGCAAGCCATAAACAGATACCTCTTCTTCTCCAATTACTTCCATTGAAATTTCCCGAAATTCTCCATCAATAATACTTTCTGCTTCTTCATCACTGTCCAGCACTTCGAATGCGAAAACTTCTGCACATTCTTCCTCATCTGCTTCAATTTCTTCCACAATTTCCGCTTCTATCAGCACCTCAGTCACATCCTCAGCCGGTTCCTGAAACACTTCCAAATCTTTTTCAATAGTTTCTGCCTCTAAAATCGCTTCCGTTCCAGTAATTACTGGTTCTTGCGACGTCGCAACAGACTCTTCCACGGAATAATCACTCCAATCCACAGCCTGTCCGCACCAGGAGCAAATCACAGATGGATTTTTACCATGCTCCGGACTGTCTAATGGTGTCCCGCATTCTCTGCAGTATGGATCATCCATAAGTCCTCTTATCTCCGGTTTCTTTTTGATTTTTCGTAACTCCTGTAACTTACAGTATTCTTCCAAAATAATGGAAACCGCCATGCCTTTGGAATACTTCGCCAGAACTTCCCCGGTAGTACGTTCTACCAGTTCATCCACATCCTCTCCCGTAAAAAATACTTTATCTCCTTTTTTCACAGGAACGTCATCATTCAGTATTTCCCCGATACTTTCCATAATCTCCTTGCCTTGTTGCACACTGCGATAAATCTCTACATATGCACTTTTCACCCAGTCAGCAAGCAATTCTTTCAACATACGTAACTGTTCCGGTGTTGCCCCTGCTCTTTTTAGCTGCCGCAGTTCCTGTACTTTCATGTCCACAGTTACCTGCTCCAGCTGTTCCTCTGTCATGGTTAACATCTCCTGCAGCTGGCTTTTGTTATACATGACGTATCTTTCCAGTATGACCGGTGAATTTCCATCCACAGAATATTTTTTATTCATGCTGATAGCCCTGGATGCTTCACTCTTTTTCAATCCAAATTCTTTTTCAGCCATTTCCCAGATACTTCCATATCCTTCGCTTTCACATTCTTTATCTTCCCAGATGCTCCTGATCCAGTAACCTGCTGCCACAAAAGAACTTACCATTTTTGTCAGACTTTCTTTCGCAAGTTCTTTTTTGTCCTCATACCTGACTTTTTTATACCAGTCTAATTCCATCCTCTTCTCCTAATTTGCCAACAATTCCCTTTCCAGTGCTTCATAATCATATTCCCTCTGATTTTCAAAAGTATTGAATTTGTTTCCGGAAGTATTTCTTCTTTGCTTACTTTGCAAATACAATGTTGCATATTTTTCCCGGAACTTTTTCGTACTGCGGATATTGGTTCTCCAAAAGGAATCTTTCATCGTCCATACCAGTGTATTCCATATATCTGACGGTGTAATGTTATCTATTTCCATCATTCTCTTAATATGCACTGTCCACTTTCCCTTCTCTTTTAAACTTTTTGGAACCTTTTGATTTGGAAAATCAGAAAGTACACACTGTATTAAATAATCCACACACTTTAACTCAAAATCTGTTGGCATTTTCTCCTTATCATCCTTGCCCTGCTTTGCAGGTGCAACGATATTATTATTTACTTTACTATACTTTACTTTATTAGCATTTCCCATCTGCACATCCTCATTTGCACTTTGCAAATGGCTTTCTGCATCCGTCACCGGCTCTTTTAGGTTGACTTTAACTAAGCCTGAACACTCATGGTCTCCAAGCAACCAAAATTCCAAATATACTTTTTTTACACGGCGGTTACGAACCACGTTCCAGTACCGCCGCTGAATACCTTTTGAAGTTAAAATTCCCCACTCCACAAACCTCCTCTTGTCAAAGAGACTAATTTGCAAGCAGTAGTCCACGGTTTCTTTTACCGTACTGGCACTGATGCCGCTGCCCATCTTTCGAGCCGTCGATGCACAATCGTCATAGCACCATTTATAAAAATATCCTTCCGTTCCGTAGGCCTTCATACACAAAAAGAAATACACACTAAATCCTATCCAGCCTTTGGAATCCAGTAATTTGTCAATTTTGGTATCATTGTCAAAGATGTCCACCGCCCAGCCTGCATAATCGATTCCTACTTTGGGTATTCCTGACATCCGATACCTTCTTTCTTTTTTTGTTTGTGGCAGAGTCCGCAAAGACTACTGCCACATTTTTCTTTTATGCCAAAACAGAAATCCATTCCATTCCGCTTAATTCCTTTTCCAGATATGCTTTTACCGCTGCTTTGGCATCCATTTTCCATCTTCCGCCATCTGCTTCATGTAAAGATAACTGTACTCCGTCATATTTATCATTCTGTGCCCGGAAAACAAACTCGCTCTTTGGCTGTTCCACTTCCAGGAAAGTACGATACGGTCTTAAAATCACCTTCTCCGGTAACAATTTATCCTCTGTTTCCTGAATACCCGTCTTAATAGTAGCTTTCTGACTAATACCGGTATCCTGATACTCTGCAATCGTACCGGATACAATATTACTGGCCACTTCGATCAATGCATTTCTATGTGTATCTTCTCCCTTCAATACATCCGGATCGGAAGAAAACAAAGAATGCAACATACTAGAGTTATCCAAAAAAGAAGAACGTAACATAATACAAAATTCTGTCTGTCCCAGCCATTTTCCAATCTTAATTTCCGGCAGTACTGCCTTTACCTCAGCAATTTGTGTTCTGCTGTAATAATTCTTTCCATTTACTCCCGAACTCACTTCAATGCGTGTCGGTGATACCACATTTACAAAAACATGATCAATAAAGCTGTTTGGTACATCAATCCCACTCTTTAAATAATCCACCAGACTTGTCAATGTCGAAAAAGAAATAGACTCTATTTTCTTCACATCAATTACTTTATTCAGACTCTTATTTGACCATGTAACTCCATCAATTTCTTTTAAAAACGGAGCAGTTCTGCCCTCAATCCAATCCAATCCAATGCCTTTGCAATCATATATTTATCCTCCTATAGCACGGGACAATTTTTGCCCATTAAACTCTTTTACATTACTGTTTTCTTCTGTTACCGGTTTTACATCTTCAAAGCCCATCTGCCCCGGTATCTGATTATGATACTCCTTGGCAAGATACTGATTTGTCTTCAGATCCTGACCAATACCAAAGTTTGTTTCAAAACTTTTCGCTTTTGCCAGTTTACTGGTTACTTCTACGGTACAGGCTGCTGCATTTCTCTCTTCATCCTGTTTAAAAGCCAGTGTTATGGTAATTTTTCTTACATCCTTATAGGGTGTGTTCGGATCCTTCATGTTCTTTACCACTTTTTCCATTTCCCGGTTAAAACGTGCCTGTAAGGCTCCGCCACCAATGGAATTTAAGTCAACATTCATGCTCTTTTCCTCCTTCCTTATTTTCTTCTATGGAAACATCCTGACTGCCATCCATGTAATAAACTCCGAAAACGTGATATATCTGCATGAACCTTTCCCTTCCGTAGCTATGTGCCAGGGTATGATGTTTCCGACACAGACAAATCTTACGATTGCTACTGTCATCATAGTGTCTTCTGTCATTCCCCATGCCAATGGCATCCCAGTGATGAACCTCTCCTTTCCTGCCGCAGATACTACACCTACGGTTCTTAAGACAGCTTTTCAGCATATACTCGATATCTTCTGTCCGGTCATATAAGGAATCTGTTAAAATGATTCCGTTTTCCAAACAGATGTCTATCATAAAGTTAATAAATTCTCTTGCAGTGTCCATGGTACAATCCGCTAAGGAGAACGCATTCCTTCCGGTTCGTTCTACATACAGAAACTTCAATACTTCTTTGGTTTCCTCCGGGGAATATCCGGTATGATTAGAGACATCCCGAATAGACGCATAAATCTTTTTTCTCTGTAATGCAGAAATCAATCTTCCATCATCCAGCCACATCCCTACCATTCCTATCTCTTTTCGCCGGAGTAGTTCTGCCTTATCTTCTCCATCCAGTAAAATCTGCAGTCTGGTCTTTCCGGAACCGCTTTCCGTCTTTTCCACCACTCCGGTCACATACATTCCGCTGCCGCCTCCGTTTCTTTCTTCATCCACTGGTAATAACTGTGACTGGTACCTACTATAAATTCAAAGGAATGTGGCATGAGCAATTGGTGAATTTCCTTCCATTGCTCCGGATTTTTTATTTCATCCCCTCTGGCTGTCTTCCATCCGTTCCTGCTCCATTTGCCAAGGCTGTCTCTCGTATTAGCAACCAGGTAATGACAATCCGTATATATCACCAGATAACTACTCTGGCGAATTCTTTTCATAGCTGCTATCAAAGCACATAACACCGATTTATTAGCAGTCATATCTTCTACCTTTTCTGTCTTGGTTATCGTGGCATTTCCCTTGCTTGTAGCAGTTTCCAGAATATAAGTATAGGCACCATTTTTTTCCTTACCACCCTTTATAGTGCTATATAAATAAATATTGATTTCCTTCATTTTTGCACCATTATTCCCAACTGTTTCTGACATAAAATGCAATCCTCCGGCTGCTCTTTGGCTTTTACACAGGTTTCCAAATATGCTTTCTGCACCAGTTCATGAGGAAATAATCCTTCTTTCAGACTATTTCCTCTTTCTCCCCGAAGTCCAAAAAGTTCTTCTCTTTTTTTCTCTTCCAAACCGGTTTCCACAGCCAGCATCCTTGCTTTATCATAAATATATTTCGCCTGCGGATACCTCCCGGCTCTCATATGATTTTTAAACACTGCTGCCATATCATATAACTTCATTTCAATTTCTCTGTCACTTAACATTCTTTTTCCCTATTTCAATAACACTCTCTTTCTTCCGGCTTTCTTACTGATTACCGTAATCGAAAGGTTGTCCTCTTCCAGTACGTTCCAGTTCTTCCAGTCCAGTCCTGCTGCCACCATAAGTTCCTTCTGTGCCCTGGTAGGGTTCTTTACTCTTTTTGTCTTTGCCATTCTTTTTCCTGCTTTCCGATATACTTCTTATATTTCTCAAGAACGGACTCTTCTTTGCCATTCCTGGATATCTTAACAATGTTGGTGATTACTTCCTCTTTCAGAATTTCCAACCATTCAAGTAAATCTTTACGACTGTTTGCCCGGTTACAACATCTTCCCTGTGCATACTCTATTCTGTATTCCATAGCCACTCCTCCTTTTGCCGGCAAAACAATCACTGCCCTGTTCCCAGAGAACCTCAGATGACTGAACCATTCTGCTCTTTGTCACCATGGTCAGCCGCTTTTTCTCCAGACATTCCAGACAAACACCGTTTACCATTTCTCCCGGTTCGCAATTCCCATGGCACTCAGAACATTCCTGTCTATACACCAAAAAGTTCCCTGCCGGATTTCTTTAATCGTTCCAGTTCTTCCAGTCTGCTAAAGATTTCTTCCAGGATGTATTTGGTCGGAATTTCCTTTAACATTATTTTGATATCTTCCTCTGAACACCCCTGTGTATTCTGTACGATTGCCTGTTTTCCTAATTCACCCATTGCGTTCTCCTATTCCTCGTGTTACAATCACGATGTAGTATATTTTTGCTGGTCTTGTCCATTGCTTTGGTCGGCGTGGGGCAAGACCTTTTTCTTTTAATACAGATAGTCCTATGACTGCCAACCCTATAAGAACCAGCAGTGCCGGAATAAGTTTGTTTGGACCATCCATCCCAGCACCTCCTAACATCAGGGCTAAAAAACCTATTTTTTCATTCACTTTCGTTCCTCCCTTTTGTCATACAAAAAATCTAAAACTTCTTCTTCCGGAATTTTTAATACTCTGATAAATGCCCTTAAATCTGACACCGTCATATGCTCCGGGTCATCCCTTCTTTTGTAAAATGTGGATGAATGTCTTCCGGCTTTTTCCATGAGTTTCTTATAATCTACTCTTGCCAGCTTCATATAAGCTTCTATCACATCAGCGAAACGCTTATTTTTTTCTCCATACATTCCTAATGCTTTTACCGGTGGCATATAATTCCCCCCTTTCTGTCATATATAAATACTCATCATCTTCAAACTGAACCATAAAATAACTAATTTGCATCTTCTGTTTTGAAAAGATAATCAATTTTACTTCCTATTATCATCCAAGAAATAAGTAACTGGTACTCGTCTTGCAATTTTTACTCTCCTTTTCTATAATTGAGCCACAAGGCACTGCCATGCCTAAGTACATATGAAAGGAAGTTACCTATGACAAAACCAGAACTAAACAATGCTATTGATTCTGTAATAGACCAATTTGAAAAAGAAGCAAGCAAGTCTTTGGAATACCAGGACGATTATGGTAAAATCAATAGCGATGCTATTATTCAACAGAACACAGCCATAAAAAATGCTATGGTTTCTTTAAAGAAAATACTCTTAGCAGATAAAGAAAACTAATTTAAGCAGGCGGATTAGAAATAATCCGCTCTATTTCGCAAACATATTTCTCGAGTTCTTTTATTTCTTGTTCGCGTTTCATCAATTCTTCTACTGCCCATTCCAGCGATTTCTTTTTAAAATCTAATTCTTTTTTTAAATGCTCCAAAATTTCATCCATTTTTACTTGATTCCTCCTCTGTTTTGAAAAGATAATCTAATTTTCCTTCCTAATCTTTATCATCCAAGAAATACGTAACTGGTACTTGGAAGTAATCTGCTAACTTTTGAAGTTTTTCTATCTTGGGCTTACTTCTTCCTGTTTTCCTTGCCGTGATGATACAGGTAAATAATCTCATTGATAAACTCAGCGACTAAGTCCCCAATTCCAAAAGAGAATCAAAAATACTGAAATCCACATATTGTTCATTAGGCAACCTATAACGACTGCACTCATTGTTAGTAATAATAGACGTTTAATATCTTTAACCTCCTTTTTTAAATGCTCCAAAATTTCATTCATTTTTACTTGATTCCTTCTCTTCTGTTTTGAAAAGATAATCTAATTTTCCTTCCTAATCTTTATCATCCAAGAAATAAGTAACTGGTACTTGGAAGTAATCTGCTAACTTTTGAAGTTTTTCTATCTTGGGCTTACTTCTTCCTGTTTTCCAATTTGACAAGGTATTCTGTCCAATTCCTGTATCTTTTGATACTTGATATGAAGTTTTTCCTGTGTTCTGTAACAGTTCTTCATATTTGTTGTACAAGTAAATCACTCCTTCCTATATCTTGTAGTTGCATTTACTTCACAAATGTGATACACTGTTTTTACCATAAAACAAAAGTGAATTTCCAAGTAGTGTTTTTAATTTATCGCCACTGCCATTTTGTGAAGTTCCTTACACAACACATATTATCACTTCACATTTTGGAAGTCAATATATTAACTTCACATTTTGAAAGTTTGCTTTTTTGTACAAAAAAGGAGACCGAAATGTACGAGGTTTTTGAACAATTACTACAAAAATTTGGTATAACTACTGCTGATGTATGCAAAGCAACCGGCATAGGACAATCTACCATGTCGAATTGGAAAAATAGACGTAATTTGATTAGCGGAAAAAATGCTCAACTTATTGCTGATTATTTTGGTGTGTCTGTAGATTACCTCATGACGGGTAAAGAAAAAGAAGGAGGTGAAACTTACTATTTAAATGACGAGACTGCCAACATGGCACAAAAGATTTTTGAAAACAAGGAGTTGCGTATGCTGTTTGATGCTGCTCAAGATGCCGAACCGGAAGACTTAGAAACAGTACACAGTATGCTACTCGCCTTAAAAAGAAAGGAACGAGGATACATTGACGATTGATTATCAAATTCAGTTAATGACTTTCCCTAATAAAAAAGTAACTGAATCTGTCATCGAAAATGAAGATGGAAGTTACACAATATTTATTGAATCTTCCCTAACATATGAAAGGCAACAAAAAGCCTTCCAGCACGCTCTGAAACATATTATTGGAAATGACTTTGGCAAAGATAATGCTAATAGAATTGAATATAATACACATAATAACTGAACTTTCTTTTAATTCTATTAAAAAACTATATAAAATTATTTTAGAAAGGTTGATAGTGATATGGCAGAAAATAATAATTATGGTCCTAACTATATAGGAAACGTAATCCGCATTGTAGATTCCAGAACCATTCTGGTTGATTCCGGCAATAACAAATTAAAAAAGGATACTTACATTCAGATTTATGAACTCGGTCCGGAAATTTACAGTCATACAGGTGCTTCACTAGGTAATTATGAATTTGTTAAAGATACTTTAAAAGTAATAGAAGTAACAAATAGATATTCTGTATGTCAAAAGCAAGATACGAGAACTATTATAAAACCTTCTCAGTGGCAATTGACTCTTTCTCCTTTATTAAGCGAATCTTCTGAAACGGAATACGTTCCTTTAAAACTTGAAGAAAAAGATATTGAACCTCTAAACATTAAAGACCCATATATTCGTGTTGGAGATCCAATAAAACTTGCTTGACATTTATTTTTTTGGATGGTAAGATTGTTCTATTAAACAGAAATGGTCGTCGGGATAAGATGACTAGCGAGAACCCTCTTACCACCCTAGGTAAGGGGGTTTTTTCTTTACATGACAATTATCACTTATGACAAACCATTTAAAACCTATGAACAAATGATTGAAATTATGAAAAGCCGGAATATTATAATTGCAGACGAATCCTTTACTAAAATGGCGCTTCAAAATTTTTCATATTATTCTATTGTAAATGGATATAAAAATACTTTTTTACAACTTCCTAATTCTGAAAAATTTATAGAAGGTACTCGTTTTGAAGAACTATACACATTACATTCCATCGACACCAGTTTAAATACTATTCTTTTTAAATATATTATTTATATTGAAAAATCCTTAAAATCACGAATTTCCTATTTGATTTCTGAAAACTATGGAGTATACACCGATTGGAATGATATGAGCAATAATAATCCTGATGATTATTTATACAATCGTTATTATAGTAATTCAACCGGTAAACGCGATACCATTCTTCGTAAAATAAAAGAATGCATTACAAACCAACGTAATAATCCAAGTTTAATTCATTACCGAAATACAAAAAATCATATTCCACCATGGATTATTACTACCAATATACCTTTTGGATTAAGTATCGAATGGTATACCATACTAAAAGGAATACATAAATCCGATATTTGTTCTCAATTTTTATCTTCTGAAGCATTAACTATTGATGAACGTAAAGAATTTTTTATTAAAGCATTAAGTTTAATAAAAGAATATCGAAATAAAATAGCACATGGCAATAGAACTTTTAGTATTATGCAATTACCAATCCTTCCCAAGAAAGCCGCGATATTGCTTTCTCTTGGTAATTTAAAAGAATACGAGTATAACTCTCGCTTGGGACAAAATGATTTATTCTCTGTTATTTTAGTAATTTTAATCTTATTAAATGATTCCTATTTATTAACAGGATTTTACAGAGAGCTCTATACACTATTTATACCTTACGAACAAAACAATATTCTTTTTAATGGTAAATCTGTTTATGAAGTGTTCGGGCTTCCTAATAATACCTTAGATCGGATTCAGAAATTGTTAAAAGCAAGATTCACATAAAAAACCGCCCCAGTGTTCCCAGCACCAGAGCGGCAAGTATACATCCGAAGATATACACCCAAAATCCAAATATATTGTATCATCTTCGGACACCCAAAGTCAACGGAACGCATGTTTTCGAGGGTGCATTTTTTATACCCATTTTTAAGAAAGAGAGGATGATATTATGGCAAAAAGAAAGCAAAAGAACACTCTTCCAAGTGGTTCTAAAAGATTGCAAGTATATGTCGGTATGGTTGATGTACTGGATGAAAATGGAAAGCCGGTTCTGGATGAAAATGGAAAAGTGAAAAAGAAAAGAAAATATGAATCTGTAACTGCTCCTACTATGGAAGAAGCCAAAGCATTAAAAATGCAGGTACAGGAAGCCTATAAAGTAAATCCTAATGAAATGACTATCATGGATGGTATTAATACTTATATAGCTTCTATCAGAGCCGTAGAGTCCCCTAAAACTATTGAAGGGTATGAAACTATAAGGGACAATGGTTTTCAGTCTATTATGGGCTTAAATATAAAAAGACTAGACAATACAATATTACAGAAAGCCATTAACGAAGAGTGCGGCCGAATATCAAAATCAAAGCGAAGTAAAGGTAAGCCTATATCTGCCAAGACTGTCCGTAATGAATGGGGACTGATTTCTACCGTAATAAAAAAATATAACCCTCAGTTCCTGATAAATGTTACTCTTCCATCACACGTTGCTCCGGTACATGAATTATCTTCTCCTAAAGTGATTTTTGATATGGTAAAAGGAACTGAAATAGAGTTACCGGTTCTTCTGGCTATGTGGCTTTCATTTACTATGTCTGAAATAAAAGGACTTACAAAATCTTCTTCTATCAAAGGTGATTACATTTACATTGATAAAGTTGTAGTACACACGAAAGATGGAGAAATTGAAAAGAATATAGCAAAGAATAAAAAAAGAAACCGAATGCATCGCATTCCACCATACATAAGGGAATTAATTGACAAAGTAGAAGGGGACAGACTTGTAGAATTAAGTGGTAAGGCAGTAGCAAATCGTTTTGTTTATCTGTTAGAAAAAAATAATTTACCACATATGTCCTTTCATGATCTGAGGCATGTCAATGCTTCTGTCATGTCCTTTTTATCCATTCCTACGGAATACGCTATGGATCGTGGTGGTTGGAGTTCTCCAAAAGTAATGCAGGGAACCTATATGCAGGTATATGATTCTGAAAGGATAAAGGTAGACAATACAATAGATAATTATTTTGAAAACGAATTTTTCACCCCCAAAGTCACAGATGAAAAATATAATGCATGGCTCACTTTATTTGATAAAACTGACTGTGAAGAGAGCAGGAAAGAGTACGAAAATTTTACCAATGCAACACGAAATGCAACACGATAAAAGAAAAAAGCCCTAAAACTAGGGCTTTTTAGAATGGACCAGACGGGAATTGAACCGGTCAAAATGTATTTTTAGTAAATGTTGATTTTAAGCCATTTCTTGTCAATCCCTTGTAAATACTGCATTCTTGATTATCAATATGAATAATATTTTTTTGATTTCAAGAGCAGTTTGCCACCAAATATAACACGATACAACACGAAATGCAACACGAATTTTAATTATAAAATCCTGCATACCCTATCCCATCGTTGCCCAGGTATTCTTTCCAACCACACCGTCTTTTGCGATTTCGCAATAACCTTGCCATTCAATAACAGCCTGTTTAGTCAAGACTCCAAAGATACCATCAATGGCTCCATGATAAATACCTTTCAATGAAAGAAATTTCTGCACTTCTTTTACATCCTCACCCCGGCTTCCCATTCGTAACACCGGCTTGTTCTGACCGCTCAAACCTGCTGATATACCACTGTGGCTTTCCGTAGCCACCATTTGCCCTTCTGTTTTCACCGGGGTAAGGAATAAAGCCTGTTCATCTTTTCTTCGTTTTACAAGCCCGTTTAAAGTTCTTCCTCCGGCTTTGGTATAAAGAAGAATCTTCTCAGCAATCACTTCTAGACTACGATTCTTGCACAGCGTTTTCAGATTTCCAACACCACAATTAAAGGTAAAAGAAACCAGTGCATCAAACTGGTTCTGGTTTAACTTTCTTCCCAAAGCATTGACCGCTCTCTCAGAAGACTTACAATCCTGACGAAGATATTCCTCTGCCTGTGCCTGGGTGATTCGCATTCCCTTTTTTACTCCGGCTGTATGTCCGTAACCTATGGTCCACTTTCCTGCCGGACACAGATAGGCTGTCAAATGACAGCCCTCAAATTTCTTGATTAAATTAATTCCCTTTTCTGATATATTCATTCAGCACCTCACATCCTTTGGCAATTGCATAACAACCAATCCCCAATATACTTCCTGCTCCAATTACTGCCAAAAATACAATTATTCCCCACATTCTCTACTCCTCCTGTACTTCCGGAAGTCCTCCCAGACTGGTTACCACAGACAAAATACCTGATAATGCAGATGCAGAAAATACCATTTTCCAATCCACACTTCCCATTGTAGCTGCCGTTCCCACAGTTGCTACAAAGGTCTGTGCTGCTGTTTTCACCGCTCTTACCGCGGCTGCCTTAATCCATTTCTTTGTATCTACCGATACACTAAAAACATTGTTCTGAAACATTTTTCTTTCCTCCTTATTTAAAAATAGTTGTCACAATATACCCCATCAAGCCACTAACCAAAGCGGTAATAATAACAGTAGTCAAAGTGTTCCAGTGTTTCGCCGGCTCATTTTCCAAAACCTCAATCCTGGAAAAAATTCTTTCCTGTGTTTTCCGGTAACGCTCCTGCTCCTTGATCATGCTCTGCATATTGATGGCAAGCTCCTTCACAGACAAAGCCAGTTCCTGAATCACTTGTGTCTGTTCCTCCAAATCATCTACCCGATGTTTTAAAGAACCAATCTCTTTTCCATACTCTGCCAATTTTACAGCCATTTCCTGCTCTGTCATTTTTCTGCTTCCTCCTTTTCCTGATATAAAAAGAACCGGAGACTCCTTTTACAGAAGTTCCCGGCTCTTTGGCTCTAAAGAAAATATTTAATTGTTTAATACCTCCTCCACTGCTGTTTTCCAGCGTGGCGGCACATCCTCAATTGTCATCAGACCTTTTTTAATTCTTTTCACATAGAAATTCACCATAATTATTCACCTCCGATAATTTCCGCCAATTCCACAATCGCTCCATCCTGAATTTCCTGCCCCACTTTCAGTGCTTCTACTTCTTCCCTTAACAGCTCCACTTCTGTTTTCTGTCTTAACTTGAAACGTGTAAGAATGGTTCCATCTGCCTGTACCACTGAGGTTTCGCTTTCAAGAACAAGGTTGGCATATTCTCCAAGTACCACATCTTCACTGTTTCTAATCTGCACAGCTTTGAGATTTTCCATGGTCAGTAAATCCCATGTGGCAATCATCTCTTCCTTTGTGGCTGATACCACCATCATATCCGACAAACCGGAACCTGTTTCGATTTGTATTTTGTTTTCGTCCTTTAAAACCAGATATTCCATTTTCTTCTTCCTCTCTTTCTATTTATTGACTGCACCATATCCCTGCGCTGTTTTTTCTCCGGTATTCAAATACTGCATATCCGGATTGATTTCAAAAAATTCCTGATATTTTCTCATATATCCCGGATTCACACTTCCTCTTGCGATTTTCTCCAACCACTCTTCATAAGATTTGGTTATGTAGTGATTTAACTGATAAAACCCGGTTACTTTTTCACTGTCATGCTCCAGGTGCTTGCTATTCAATCGTATTTGCGGAACATAGCTTGCAAAATGACTTACCCGGTTAGACTGTGCAAAGAACTTTCCGCCATGTTTCTCTTCTCCCCAATCGGTTTCCACAGTGAATCGCTCTCTTACCGGAAGAGAAGTTTTTT